CTACTTAGATGCTTTTGGTACAAGTGTTATTAATTATCCACCATATTATGCTATGGCTGGTAGATTAAGAGGTAATATTAGTGGAACACCTACAAGAGAATTAGGTGATTTAGATGTTGAAGTATTATCTGTTGAAGAAAATGGTGTTGCAGTAAACCCTATTACAAAGGTAGACCCATATGGTATATTAGTTTGGGGAAATAGAACATTATTCAAGAATGGTGATGGCTTAGTTGCAAGTTCATTCTTAAACATTAGACAGTTATGTAGTGAATTATCTAAAACATTATATTCACAATCACTAGCATATATGTTTGAACAAAATAGTGATAGATTATGGATTAATTTTAAGTCTAAGATTTCAGAAGTATTAGATAGTATGAAAACTAATCTAGGAATTAAAGGTTATAAGATTATTAAATTAACACCAGATACTAGAGCACAAATTAAAGCACTAGTTAAAGTAATAGCAGTAGAAGCAGTAGAGAAATTTGATTTAACTATTGAGTTAGTAGACAACGATGTTGTTTTAGAATTAGTATAATAGAAGGGAGATAATGAATTATGCCAAGTAGAAATAAATCAACAGATATTTTAGGAACATATCACATTGCACAACACCCTGAATTATACACACCTTCAAGAGATAATAACTTTGTACTTTATATTAATTTACCAGAAGAATTATTAATGATGGGTGTAAATGAAGATGAAGCCACAGATGTTAATAGAATTTCAGGAGATAAAGCACAAGAAGTTTTAGCATTATCAGTAAATGAAAGTGCAGTGCCACATTCTCAACAAAATGTAATTGAAGTTAAGAGAGGAAATGGAACAGTTAAATTTGCTGGTGCAGTAACATATCCTAGTGGTTCTTTTAAATTCAATGATTACATTGGTGCAGGAACAAAAACAATCCTATTAGCAATTAGAAAGTTATCATTCGATGAGAGCGATGAAACAGTAGGTAGAGCACAAGATTATAAATTAAAGGCTACATTAGTAGAATATACTCCAGACCATAGACAAATTAGATATTGGGATTATTATGGTTTCTGGTGTAGTGAATTAAGTGAAAATCCATTCTCTAGTGAAAGTGATGGTAAGAGAGAGATTACAGCAACATTCCAGTATGATAGAGCAATTCCACACTTACCAGATGATTTAGAAGAAGTAACCTTTACTTCAGGACAATAATAAAATAAAATTGTATAATATCTTGGATAGGTATGCTTAATGACAAATGTATGTCATAATAATTGGCATACTTGTCTAAGATATTTTTATTTTAGGCTTTATTTTATTTTTATTTATTATGTGATAATTTACTCATATCAACAATAAAAATTAAAAATAAGCCAAATTTGACACATTGAAAGGAAAATAATATGAATACTAAGACAAGTATAGTTGAGAAATTTACTTTACCGTCAAAAGGATTAATATATGATAGTCCAATTAATAGTGAAGTAACATTAAGAAGTATGACTACAATGGATGAATTAATTAGATTATCGCCATCTACTAAACCTTATTCTTTTATGGCTAGTTTAATTCAAAGTTGCATTGTAGGTGAATTAGGTATGGATGTTGAAGATTTATGTTTAGCAGATTATCAATTCTTATTACATAAATTAAGAATAATTACATATGGTCCAGAATACCCTATGATGACTAGATGTCCATTTTGCGGAAAGATAGAAGACCAAGTAATTAATTTAGATGAATTAGAATGTGTTAGTTATACTGATGAAATGAAAGAACTATTTACAATTCATTTACCAGTTTATGATGTAGACGTAAAATTAAATTATTCAACACCAAGAATGTTAGATAGAATTTTAGAAAGAAAACAAGAGATACTAGATAAGAATCCTGAGGCATTAGACCCTACATTCATTTTAACTCTACAAGAACTTATTGATAAGGTCGATGGACAATCATTAAATAGAGTAAAATTAGAGGGTTTTGTTCAAAATATGAATATGAAAGATGCCAATTTAATTATTAGACAATCAGACAAGATAAATCAAGGAATTGGACTAGATTTAAACATAGTGACAAAATGTAGCCATTGTGGGTTAGACTATGTGTCCACATTTCGAGAAACAAGTGAATTTCTTCGACCAACGTTATACTAAAGATGGTAAACTTTATGCACCAATACGATATAAACAAATAGTAAGAGAAGCCTATTTGATTACTAAGAATACTAATACTACTTATTCAGATGTTATGAATATGACACCTAATGAGAGAACATTTATATTAGAGTTCTTAGTTGATGAGGCGAAAGAGTTGGAAAAGAAGGTGCAAGAAACACATAATAACTTATTAAAGAAATAAACATAGAATTTAGAAAGGGGAGCATATAAATATGGCATTAAATGATATTAATAATAGAAATATTAGATATAAAGATTCAGATACCCCCGAAAATTTAAAAGAGAATGCTCAAAAGAAAAGAGTAGACCAAGAAAAGAAAATTCAAGATGAACTACTTGAATATAAGTATCTATTAGAAAGACAATCTACAAAAGTATCATTAGCACAACAAAAGAAATTATTAGATGCTTATGAGAAACATAGAAAACAATTATTAGATAAGGAAATAAAAAGACGAGAAAAAGATGCCTTAGCCTTAGAAGATAAAATATTTGCTGAGAGATGGAAAGAAAGAGAAAAAGAGCATAAGCACGAATTAGAATTACAACAACAACGAATGGATGCTCTTAAGGAACAATTCCAAAGTGCTACAAACATAGGCGACAAAATGTCTGCTTGGACTAAGTTACTAGGGGAGACATTTAAGCAACAATTTTCAAAAGCAAACTTACTAAAAGGTGCTGTAGAAGGCTTTAATACAGCAATGAATAAAGCATCTAGTGAGATGAAACAAGTATTTGATACATATTCTAAGTATCAAACTACAATCTCAACTAGATTGCAAGGTTCAGGTAGAAGTTTTAATTCACTAGAAGATAGTTTACTAGGAAAAGTAGGTGTAACTCCATACATTAAAACACAAACACTTATGGACAATCTAACTGCATTAGTAGAAAGTGGTATAGCATTTAATCTTGAACAAAGAGCATTCTTACAAACCATAAGTGATAAAGTAGCAACTACTTTCAATGCTGCTAATAGTAGTCTATTAAGAATTGTTAAATTACAACAACAAGATTCTACTGCTAGTAGATTAGGTATGGAAGCGTTCTTAACTAAGTTTTTAAATAATTTATTTGAGAATACCGAATACTTAAGTGATTCATTTGATGAAGTAACTAATAATTTAGTTGAGGCAACATCTCAATTATCTACTACAATGGGTGTTGAATTTGAATATCAAGTTCAAAAATGGTTAGGCTCATTATCATCAGTAGGTCTAAGTGGAAATACTATAAGTAGTTTATCTACTGCACTAGGAGCATTACAAACAGGAAATATACAAAATCTTGAAAGTAGTGGAATGCAAAACTTAATTGTTATGGCTGCAAGTAGAGCAGGATTAAGTTATGCAGATATGCTATCAAGAGGTATTAATATAGATGAAACTAATAAATTATTAGGTTCAATAGTTCAATACTTACAAGAAATAGGTAGTAATACAAATAGAGTAGTTAGAAATCAATATGCTCAAACATTTGGTGTATCTATTTCAGATTTAGCAGCAGCACAAAATATTAGTGCATCAAGACTAAAAGCAATTTCAGAGAGTTCATTATCATATGGCAATATGATAAGTGAATTACAATCTCAAATGGGAAAAGTGTATAGTAGAACATCTATGTCTGATTTAATTAATACATTCATAGAAAACTTACAATTCTCATTATATTCAAACATAGCAAATAATCCAGTAACTTCAGCAATTTGGAAAATAACTGATATGATTCAAGAGTATACTGGAGGTATCAATATTCCATTTGTAACTGCACTAGGTAGTGGTGTTGATTTAAACACAACAGTAGAAAATCTAATTAAATTAGGTGTAATGGGTGTAGGCTCAATTGGAATGATTGGTGATATTGTTAGTGGATTAGGAAATACAGTAGATTTTAGTAATACACTAAATAGACTAGGAATTAACAAAGGTATTGCTACAGTAAGAGGTGGTGGCAATCAACTTGCTACAAGTGGATTTACAACTTCTACATCAACGTTTATTGGACAATCTAGTGGTGAAAGTATATATTCACAAACACTTGCAGCAGAAAAAGCCAAAACAACAAGTGATATTGAAAGTGGAAAGGTTACTGTTAGTCAAGATGTAGATATGAAAAAGGATATTGCAGATGTAATATCAAGTATGAATACTACATTAACAAACATATTACAAACTCTACAAGGAACATTGAGAGTAAATGTTACAAATTATGGTTTAACTAATGAACCAAATATTTAGAAAGGTAGGTTTAAATTATGATTAGATATGATTCAAAAAATATCATAGTTGGTGAAATTAAACAACTTTTACATAGTTCAAATTTACCACAATATAAAGTATTAACTAAGGGAACAAAGGTTTTTAAGGGAATTTATTATTTA